TACCAAACGTCTTACTATCTCCCAGTTTATGGCAAATTGAAACAATTCAAAGTATGTTTGGAGATAGAACAAAGGTAATTCATCTTCCACCTCCAACTACTCCTGAGTTATTTGCAACTGCAAAAAATAATAACATTTCTAAATCACACAATAGACTATTACACATTGCTGGAAAGAAGGCAGCCAAAGATAGAAACGGTACTGAAACCGTAATAAATATGCTAAAGCACTCTAAAGCAGATTATGAATTAGTTATTAGAAGTCAAAGTGAAATAGTAACTAATGTAACAGACTCAAGACTAAAAATTGAAATTGGCAACCCAGAAAACAGGGAAGATATGTATGATGGCTTTGACGCTATGGTATTACCAAGACGATATGCAGGATTATGTTTGCCAATGAATGAGGCTTTGCTTTCTGGTCTACCCGTTTTTATGACAAATGTTTCACCCAATAATCAGATCTTGCCACAAGATTGGTTAGTTGAATCAGATCCGATAGGAACAATTAGAACAAAGGTTAGAATTAATTTGTTTGAAGCAAACAATGTTTTGTTAGCGCAAACAATTGACAAGTATATGTCTGTCAATGATAAAACTAACTATAAACAACAGGCCTATGAGTTAGGATTTAATAACTTTGCGCCAGGAATATTAAAAGAAAAATACTTAGAACTTATTTCTCAAATTTAGTTTTTTTATCAAACTTAATCTTAAGTATTTTATTAAATATACTATTAAATGAACTATCTGCACTAGACAAATAAGTGTGATCATCTATGTTTAAATTATAAGACTTAAGAACTAATGGTCCAGAATTATAAACTTTGACGTCCTCCATTTGTGTGCCACCCACATTAAACTTATTTCCGTATATAGATCTCCATAAAAATTGATCTAAAAGTTCTAATACTATCTTTAATTTTTCTTTTTCCATAATCATGGGAACGTGGAGTTCATAGTCTAAGGGGTTTTCAAATCCTAATGCTTTAAGTTTTTTATATGTGCCTGAGAGTTTTCTGGTGTATTGAGAGTTACCATTAAGTTTTTGATATAAGTTTATCTTATCTAACAGGAAGCCACTATGAAAACTTTCTATCTTGTTTATTTTTTTAATAATATAAAAGTCATCATTCATTAAAATAAACGATTCTGATATTTCTTGTGAAGAACAAATTGTTTGTAAATTTTTTACAGCATTTTTATACTTTGATTCTTTTTGTTCTACTTCTATATAATTTCCTATATACCAGTCAGGCTTACCACCAACAAGCCATATGTTTGCTTCTGGAAAACTTTCAACGACAGATCTAATTGAATACTTTAGTTCTTCGTTTACTCCGTCTTTACATATATATACGAAATCCATCAATCCCCATTATAAAAAAATAAAGAGGGCAAGTTTTAAGTTTGCCCCCTTTATGAAATAAACTACTTTTTCTTAGCAGCCTTCTTTTTTGGTGCACTTTTAACAGGCACAATCTTACCAAGAGCATCTGAAATAATACCAGTATCTGGTAATACGCCAAACGCTTTGTCATTAGGATTGAGCGCTCTCAATGCAACGGGCGCTAAAGCAGCAACTAGTGCAGCCCATAGATCCTTTGGATCTGTTACGCCAGCCATGTAAAGTGCAATTACTGAACCAAGGACAGATCGTCCGTATGATGCCAGCATTGCTTTTGTCTTATCGTTTAATAAGTTATTCATTATTCCTCCTAGGATATAATTTGTGTTAGTGTTTTATAGCCAATCCATAAACCAATAATTCCTGCGACTCCCGCAAAAATTGGTGGTGCTGGTACTGGCAATTTGAATGCTGCGAACACAACACCGCATCCAAAACCTGTTAGTACTGATAATAAAACTTCTTTCATCAGTTATATTCCTTCTTTGACCAAATTTGTTTTTTATATCCATCACCTATAAACTTACGTACGGAATAAGATATGTTTTTTACATATTTTTCATCATACTCTGCTCCCTCTGAATCCCAATTTTCTCTTTTAATAAAAATCATTTGATAAATTGGAGTCCCAGCAGGTATTAATCCAGAAAAACCTTTTTTAATTACAAAAGGAACAGGTCCAGTAATTGGCCACTTATCAGTATCAATAATAGCATTGTGTGTCATAAATGGTAAATCAAATCTATTTGCTGGATGAAAATATAGGGTACTGTAACCAGTTGGAGTTTTTGGTTCCCAAAAAGTGTTCCAGTGAAACTCTGTTTTATAGTATCCAGGGAAGTGTGGCATAGAGTTTGATGATCTGGTGTCTTCTCTTCTAGTTGAAAGCGGTCTAATTCCACCACTCCACCTATAATTAATTTCTGGGTCATCCTCTTCCGTATTGCAACTAATGTATACATCGCATGGAAGTTCTTGTGTATACCCAGAGGTTAATGAATCTAAAAACGGTATACATTTTTTAGCAGTCATATCTGATCCAAGTCCATCTATAGTTGGAACCTCTATTGGCATATCTTTAAACCATTGTGGAATATATCTTTTGCTTGATTGTGGTCTTGGGATACAAATTTCAGTATCTTTATCTTTTGGTATAAATAATACCTTATTGCTTTTTAATTTCATTTAGTGTTGTTTTCTGGTAAAAGCGCTAAAAGTTTGTCAGAGTAGTTATCCAAACCTTTTATTCTCAGTTCATCTGAAACCTCTTTAATGGTTTGCTGTGACTTTTCAATATACTCAAAGGCCCAATTTCTTGAGTCAGATAGGAACTTTATAAAGTTTTCTTTGTGTATTGTGTCGTCAGACATACTGATGCCATTGTTTACTTGAGAGTTTAATTCTTCAAGTGCCCTGGTTTTTATAAAAAGTTCAGCCAACAATAGGTTAGACTTTTTTAGTTTGTCAAAGGTAGCCCAATAGGATATTCCAAAAGAAAAAGACAGGGTAGCAAAAAATATAAGAAGCATCATTTCCATAATATCTATTGTACTCTATCCCTAATGGCGTGAGTTGTCCAATAGTATAAACACTTTTCGCAACAAGGCTTATTATATTCACTCTGAGTATCTTTATAAAACTCTGCGTAATAAATATAATCTTTACGATAAAGGTTGGCTCTATGGGTAATATTTACACGATTTACATGAGATGACTTACTCCAGACTGGCTTATCAGTACCCCACAGATGCCCAGAAACGACCTCCAGAGCCTCTATGTTGGCCTCATTCTTGTCTGTCTTAATACCTCTAATGCCAGCCTCTTTAATCATGGCTCTTGTATACGTGAGTAATGATTTTTCAGCATTCTTCCACATCAGTACCGCTGGGTGATTACGCCATGCACCTGAAGGGGATTGACCAGATAAAACCTTAAGTATCTGATAAGACTCTAGTATTTGTTTATTTAAACGCTTATTATCAAGAGTCTCAGCGCATTGATCAAAATCTTTGTATGGTAAAAAGGTTTGCACTATTCGTCTTCTTCAATGTCAAATAAATCTAAGTCTGATAATTGACTAAGCCTTGAAGCAAAGAATAAATTAATTGCAATAAAAATAGATATTGCTGACAGTATTAATATAATTATTTTCTTTTTCATTTTGTTACTGTTACTCCACATCTTAGACAGGCTGAATAACTTTTACCAGTAAATGGACAAGAGCCAGCGTCAACAAGGTTATGTGATTTAATTTTACAAATAAAAAACAATCCAATCTGTTTTATCATTTTACTGCCTCTCTGGTTACTAACACAATTGCTCCATTTATTTCTAAAGCCTTTTTTATTTGAACAACATACCTTAGTGCTTCTATTTTTTCATCATGCAACATTTTTAGAAATTTATACTCATCTAATTTTACTGTAAGGAAGTGCTCATTGTCAATAATTTCTATACCAAATCCTTTAGGCGGTGTAATTGAGTGTACAGCCCTACGCATTTCATTGGTATACATCACTTTCTACCCCATTGAATTTTATTCCAACCACGTTCATGTGCGTAGTAAATAAAGACTTTAACTACTGTTTCCCAAAATGCAATTGTTATGGATAGTGAAGCATTCTTTGTTATAACATAAGCAACAGCAACAGAAGAAAGCGTTCCCCAAATGCGATAACTTAGTGCTTTAACAAATGATCTAGTCTTCGTTACTTTCATGATCTATATCCTCTTCAAACATGCTTTTAACAAATCTATCTTCTGCATCTGCAATTCCATGTCCAACATTAGATGCCCAGTTCACGACGTTTTTCAGTAGCCGAAATAGCATGAATGTCTGCCCCCAAATCTACTTGTTCAATTTTGTATCCAACGTCACGGCCATAGACAATGTTAGTAATGTTTGGCAAACGCAATACCATTGCACCTTTCATAAACTCATCCTTAGCAATATAACCCTTTACTTCATCAAATGTAAGTGGATCCTTTTCGCTAGTATTATATGTATTGCGTACTCCAAGTAGTACTTGGTTTGTTCTCATTCCAGCCTGTAAATACAAAGCATGATGCCCTTCATGCCATGGTTGATAGCGACCAAGCATAAGTGTTGTTGGTGCAGACCAATCATGTAATTCAAACAAAGAAATAATTAAACTTGCTTTTTCGTATGAATTTTTTTCATGATC